CCACGAAGTTGAAGGCTTTGAATGGGTCGAACATGTAGTGCCAGACGTATCAGCATACGATTGGGTAATACATTGTGGTGCAATATCAGATACTACAGAAAGAGATGTAGATAAAGTTTGGGCTCACAATTATGAATTTACATTACGTCTATTACAAGTTTGCGAAAATTATAATACTAATATTCAACTTGTAAGTACTTCTGCTGTTTACGGTAACAACACTAGTTTTAAGGAATCAGATCCTGTTTATCCGCAAACACCTTATGCATGGAGTAAGTATCTAATTGATAAGTTCTTAAATGAAAATGGCTACGAAAACTTTGGTATGCTTGTACAGAACTTTAGATATTTTAATGTGTATGGTCCTGGAGAAGGACATAAAGGCGATCAAATGAGTTTAGTTAGTAAATTCCAAAAGCAAGCAAGTCAAGATGGAGTAATTAAACTTTTCGAAGGTAGTGACAAATTTAAAAGAGATTGTGTAAGTGTACATGATGTTGCTGTAGTACATGAAAAAATGATGCACGAAACTGATACATGCGGTTTATTTAATTTAGGAACAAGTAAAGCAATTAATGTTGAAGAGGTTGCTAAATTAATTGCTAAAAGATATGATGCAAAAATTGAATACATTCCAATGCCAGATCATCTAAAAAGTCAATATCAAGAATACACTTGTGCAGATAATACAAAACTACATAATGTTATAGCAATGAGACATTGGCATACAATCGAGGAGTATATTAATGGAACCAACTAGACTAGAAGGTAAGGTAGACAAAGGCTGGGGTTACGAAATAATTTGGGCAACTAATGATTTATACTGTGGTAAAGTTATGGTATTTGCAAAAGTTGGCTCTAAGTTTAGTATGCACTTTCATAAAGAAAAAGATGAAACATGGTTTGTTAACAACGGACGTTTTCTATTAAATTATATTGATACAACTACTGCTGAGTATAAATCACAAGAACTTACAGAAGGTATGACATGGCGTAATCCTCCGCTAATGCCGCATCAATTAGTTTGTATGGAACCTGGAAGTAGTATTACTGAAGTAAGTACACCTGATAGCGTTGAAGATAATTATCGTATTGCACCTGGTGATAGTCAGAAGCCTAAGCCACAAATGGAAACAGCACCATCCGAAGATAATGCTGTTGATGTAACTACTACCCCTAAAGATTAAGCCTGAGCTTCACCCCATTTAATAATAATATTCGCATCTACTTCTGTTCCTGACGTTTTATAAACGTTCAGTGCAAGCACGTCTGGACCATTTGGGAAAGTACCTCTACCACCTAGTGTAGTATTTGTAAGTTCTTTCAATTGTCCTAAATCCAATGTAGATCTTTCTCCAGGTTGAGCAATGAATGAGAACACTGTTTCTCCTGGCTGTGCGTATGGAGGTTGTTGGAATTTAAAGTTGTACAAGTCGCCTGGTTGAAGCGTTCCATTGAAACTGTTATTAAAGCTAACTCTATAGTATTCAATACCGCCACTACCTTGATTACCAAATAGTAATGGTCCTTCGATATTCGACACATAACTTGATGATGGCATAGTAATATCACTTTGGTTAGTTGGAGCTCCACCTGCATCACCAATTTCAGTACCTGATCTTGCACCAGCCGCGTCCCAAACACCTTTTAGGAAGAATGCAAAGTTTGAATTAGATAAGTCTCCACCTTTTTGGAATGTCTGCGTTGCGCCGTTACTTGAATTTGAATTTGAGTTACCTGAGAAGTAAACTAGATATCTTCCGTAAATACTTTGGTCAACAATCTGTTGAATTGTAGTACCTTGTGGGAAGTATTCGTTTCCTCCGCCATCTGCGTTAACCTGATCACCAACTGATAAGTTAGAAGATTCCCAACTGGTTGCATCAAAATATGCGTAACTTCTATTTGTTCTAAATGACCACCATGGCATTAATTGTGCCGTTGTTGTAACCTGAGCCATAACTGCCGCTGTACTATATGTCGCTGTATCACCACTGTTCCAGTTAACAGAACCACCTGATGCAACCTGTGCAAAACTTGGCTGTCCACCTTGTGCTAGTCCTGACAATCCAGTCCAACCAATGTCTCCTGGGTTGAGTGGATAGTTCTGTGGATTCAAAATACCTTCAACAACAATACCGCCGTAAATCTTTGAATCATCTGTTGGATTTTGTCCATCTGATGTAATCTCTAAACCTTGCATAAGCAACTGAGCTCTGTTTAATAGTTCTCTATCACCTAAGTCTCCAACAATAGCATTACTAACACTCGGTGCTAGTCTTAATAAAAACGCTGTTTGTCTTGTTGTACTAATGCTTAGACCTGTTTCTGTGTATGAGAAAATGTAACCTCTATCTTCATCAAATCCACCGTCTGTAATAAACGCTGAACCCCAGTGTGATATAAGTGGTGTAATACTATTACTAATTAAAATAACACCAGTACGTTGTGCGTGTCCACTTGCCGGACCTGCGTTGTACTGTCTAGTAGCACCAGCTTGGAAGTTTTGTAGTGTAGTTCCTCTAGTACAGTTTGTTAATCTTTTTAGTGTATGATCAATAGTTGTGTAACTAATAATTTCGTTATCAATATATACTGTACCACTGTCTGGGAAGAATTTAGATTCTATAACCGGTATAAATGTTTGATCCGCAGTAATATCTGTAGCAAGTGAACTAAATGCTCCTTCATTTGTAACTTCGTAACGCACAGGCAAGTTACCTGAACGCATAAACGCTTCTGTGTTTACGTTTGAGTTACGCATTCTGTGACAGAATACAAAGTTACCATCAGCACCACGTGCCATCCAGTCAATAAAACCAGCACCATACCAACTGTACTGAATACCAATCATCTGCATGTATCTAACATCCATATTGTATCCACTCTTACCAGTACCGTCCATTCTATCTAAGTTCCACTCTTCTTGTAAAACTTTCTTGTCTGTAATTAAGTTTACTTTACATGATGCAACATTGTTAACACCTCTGTAGTCTGGTGTTACTGTTATTTGTGTTTGTGAATCAACGTTTGCAACAACATGTGTCATTCCTTTAATAACAATTCTATCACCAGCTCTTAACTGATCTCTAAATCTTGTGTTATTACCTATAATTAAGTTTGAGTCAACTGTAACTTGTGCAGTACCTGCAATTTGCTTTGTACTTGTACGTTGTGCAACACTAATGTTAGAGCCATCAAACTCCCAATAAATTCCGTTTTGATCATCAAAGATACCTGAGCGTACTGTTGCTCCATGCCAACCAACGACTGTCAACTGTGCCGCAAAACCTAGTACAGCATTTGTTGTAGCTAGTCTACGTGTTGATAAACATTTTAATGTTCTTTCATCAATGATTTGTGTAACAGTATATTCACCGTTATAACCTGCTGATTCAACTCCAATAAGTCTAATCTTACCACCAACTTGTGCGCCGTGATCATTGTCATCTGTTACAATAGTAAGGATTGCTCCAATACCTGTACCATCTGCTGTAATAGTCCTTATGTCGTAACTTGGAGCAAATAGAGCACCAGTTGTGTACATAATACCTTTACCTGACTGGTATCTAATATATTTTTTACTTTGTCTAATTGCTTGAGCACCGTGTTGTGGTCCGCCTGTTCCTAACTGCACACCACCATCATATGGTCTATGAATAAAGAATGAATCTGGACGCAAGTATACGTTACCTTGGATTCTATCTTCTGTTGACGTACCGTCAAATTCACTAACAGAACCTGGAGCTCTTGTATTGTATCTAATCTTTTTACTTGTAGGAACATTAATTGCAATAAACGATCCTGCCGCTAGTGCGTGATTGTTTGATCCCCCATCATCTGAGTTAACATCAACAACAAATGTATCACCTGGTACAATTCCGTGTGCATAAGGCCATGTAATTTCAATAGTCGATAACGCTTCAAAATTAACACTTGTTGCGGCATCAATTGTAGTTGTTGTAAAATCTGTTAGTGTAACACCGTTAACTAAACTTAGTCCACCGCCTGCTACTGCTGAACCTGTGATAGTTGCTGTGCTTAATCCGCCGCTTCCATCTTTTCCTGTTACTGTAACTGTTGCATCTTGTGCTGGAGTTGCGCCTCCTAGTGTGTTACCTGGAATAGTAATTACGTTACCAACTTCATATCCGCTACCACTTGCATTAATAGCAACACTATATGTACCTGATGTTCTAGTTACATTAAATGTTCCACTTGTGCCTGCGTGTGCTTGGTTAACTCCTGCTTGCCCTGTAAACACTGTTGGTAATGCTGGAGCACTACCTGAAGCACTTGCTGTTGCAATAGCACCTGTTGTACCGTTTACACTATCAATTGTAATAGTACAATCATTAGCTGGAGTTGATCCTCCAATTAAATTACCTGCTACTACATAAGTTTGACCAGTGTGATAGTTTGTACCATTTGCTGTAACTGCTACAGTGTAGTTAGTACCGTCATTTGAAATATCAAATGTTGCGCCTGAACCAACTAAGTCTGTTAAAGTTTTACCTTCAAACACACCAGCATTAAGTGCTACTGGAACAGATGACTCATCTGATCCTTCTAGTCTTACATCAGTAATTCCGCCTACGCCGTCTGTTGAAACAACTCTCAAGTATACATCGTTGGCAGGACTTGCTCCGCCTAATAAAGTACCTGCACAAACTAAAGTATCTGCTGTTGTATATCCTGTACCTGGTACGCCTGTATATTGAATACTATAAGTAGTGTCGTTTACGTTAATGCCAAATTCAAATGCTGATCCTGATCCGCCTGTAAATGCTAGGTTCGATCCACCAAAGCTATAACTTCTTGTTTGACTTGGAGGTGTACCAATACTCCAACCGCCGTTATCTGGTACTAATGCAGTAATACTACCACCTGCGCCAACACTTGTAACTCTTGCAACAAAGTCATTACCACTAGCATTTTGGTTACCGTCTTGACCAACTCCACCCAATAACTGTGAACCTGTAATTCTTAATCTATCGCCAATTGCATATCCTGTTGTGTCGTTTGGAGAGTTAGCATCTACTGTGGTAAATCCGCCGCCAGCATAATTAACATCAAAGTTAGTTGTTCCAACTGTACCACCATTTTGTGTTAGTGTATTTGCTGGACCTGTGTATGTAATAGTTCCACTTAGTGCAGTTCCACTTACTGTTGCTGTTGTAACATTTCCTGTTCCACCAACTGCTGTAACTAATATTGTTGCATCATGTGCAGGTGTAGTTCCGCCTAAGTTATCACCTGTGACTAATAGTCTGTCGCCTGCTTTATATCCTGATCCTGCTTGGCTAATTGCGTCTACTGCATATGCTGTGCCAGTTCTTGAAATTGTAAATTGTGCGTTTGTACCTGCTGGTGCTGTAATTGCTCCTGTAACACCTGTATATGTTTCTGTGTTTCTTGTAATTGCACTTGTAAATGCACCACTCATACTAATTGTAGTTCCTGCAATGTTGTTAACAAAAATAGCATCTCCACTACCGTTATCAGCCGCTAGTCCTACAACAATACCTGTTGTACTTGAAACTTCAATATCTGTATTTCCAATATTAATATCTTGTGTTAAATTTAGTGGTAACGCTGTTCCACCTGGTGTACTTGCAATCGCTGTAACCTGTGTTCCTGTTGGAAATGCCGCGTTAGCAATTGGAGCACCAACTTCTGGTACATCGCCTGTAAATGCTAATCTGTTTTCGCTAACTTGTGCCGCTAAACTTAGCGTCATAGTACCATTTGTACCATTACTAAAAACTGTAAACAATGGCTGTCCAACACTTGCACCAGTATAGAACGCACCTTTACGTAACTGTGTGTAAGATGTTGAAAGTACTTCACCGTTTGTTGTACCAACTTTTGCTTTAGCGTAGTATGTAAATGTTGTTGTAGTTGGAATAGCATCAATAATAAAAGAACCTTCTGATCTTGCCGCGCCGCCTACACTATCTTCTAGTGCTTTAATTGTAATCGGAGTACCAGCTTCAAAGCCGTGTGCACCAATTGTTGTAACTGTAATTTTTGAAGCACCAATTCCTGCTGTACCTGCTGAAGCATCTGTAACAACACTTAGTACTTGTGTATCAGTACCTGGCAATTCGTATACACTTGGATAACCACGCATCATTCCAATAGCCGACCATTTAGTTGGCTGTAAGCCGTATTCAAAGTCAGCGTCAAGCATACTTAACGGAGGAGCAATACGCATACGTTCAATAGCGTCTGATCCAAAGTCATATGGTCTTGTTATTTGCTCTGGTGAATCAATAAAGATTTGTAATTCGTCTGTTTCTGAATGTGCTGATGTATTATGTGTTAAATCTAATATTGTAACAGCGTCTGTTGTTTGTAAGTACTTAGGAAAGTCAGCATCTGCATTTTCATTTGATGATGTACTGTCATACTTAGGTACATATCCGCTTGAATCTCTTGGTGTAACATCATCTACTCTTGTTACTTTACCACCTTTAAGTGCATCTGTAAAGTTGTAGATAACTTCTGTTTTAGTTGTGTTAGTTACAATTAATAAATCACTAGCGTCATAGTTACCTTGGAATCTAACATGTCCTAGGCCTTTACGCACAAATGTTGGTAATGCACTTGTACCAGTTGTTAATACGTCAATAACAATACCCGAAAGTGTTTGTATTACTGTACCTGCCGCATTTTCAGCGTTAGTACTATTTGTTACTTGTGCAACATTTCCTTGGTATGGTGTTGACTGTGGACTGTTATTGAATACGTGATTAACAATTAAGTCGCGTGTAAATTCTTTTGCTTTTATTTCTGCTTGTCTGTCGCCGTCAACTTGTGCAACATCTTGTTCCCAATATGTTTTTGAAATTCTTGTTGTTTCTTCGTTACCTGTGTATCTTAAGTCGTGTGCCCATGCGTCAATGTTATAACCTGTATCTCTTTCGCATTTTGATTCGCTATAAGTATAACCTACAAACCCTGTTGCGTTATCGTTTACTTGTTGTAAAATCCATGCCGCTACTTCTTTTTGTATAAAGTCTTTGTTTAGGGTAAGTAATGCCCATGCATTTGGATATGTATTGTCGTTTAATCCAATTCCTGGGTAAAACTTGTAATTATAAATCTTTTTCTTAGCCATTCTCTATGCTCCAAATGCTACAGCAAGGGCAGTTGCCGTTGCGTCTACATAACTTTTACTTGTTGCGTGGGTGCCTACAGTAGGCTGATTAGTTAGTACCACGTTGTTTGCGATATTTACATCGCCTTTTACTGATGCACCATTCATATTTATAGTCGATGCTGTACTATCTGGATTAGCCGCCATATCAATTGTATGTACTCTAATCTGTGATGGAGTATTATATCCAATTTCTACATTGTCAATACTACCTGGGATAGCACCAATACTGTTTATTGTTAGTCTGCCGTTAACTACTGACAATGCTGTATTACCTAAATAGTTAACTTTGAAAATTCCGCCTGTTACAGCAAGACTTTCAAAACTATTTGATACTTGTGTGCCGGTATCATCGCCGCCATCGTCTTCTGGTGGAACGTAAGCAACAAAAGGAGTTCCATTAAGCAAAATACTTTGTACATCAATTATAGGAGTAGTTAATTTACCAGTTCCGTCTACTGAAAAATTAGGACTCTCAAAACCGTGTTGTGCTTGAAACTTATCGTTAATTACTGTTGCCATTTATTTCTATTTCCTTATATTGCACTTAACTGTTTAACTACAATAGTACCTGCCATTGAACTGTGTACCGTACAAACATAAGCATAGTTACCACTAATATTTGCAGGAACTTGCCAATATAATGTTCCACTTGTTTTGCCTTGTGCAGATGATCCTGTTGTTTGTGTGCCATCTAATGCAACATGAACAAGTCCGTTATCATATGCTGATCCACCACTTGTTTCAATTTGGAATGGATGGTTTGCTCCACTATTAATTTTAAATGCAATAGTTGCTCCAGCTAATGCATAGATTGTAGGATCTTCTGTATTACCATATTGGCTAAACTTGTATCCGTTATTACTATCTGCTGTTACTTCTAACATTGTCATTGCAGGATATGCAGTTTGATCAAATGTCTGTGGACTGCGTACCCAATTAGTTCCGTTGTATACTAGTACACTTCCTGTAGTTATACCTGTTAAATCTGTATCAGATAAACTTGCAAATGTTGGAACTGTACCATTAATAGTAACAGTGTCTCCTGTTACTGATGTAGTAATGTTTGTACCACCTGCAATAGTTAGTGTATCAGTTTTACTATCAGCTTCTGCTAGTCCAGTATCTGCTTGTACGTTACTGAATGCGTTCTGGTTAGCTTCACCACTTAATGCATCACCACTGTAGTTAATTGTTACAGTGTCTCCAACAATACTAGTTGTAATGTTTGTACCACCTGCAAGTGTTAATGTATCTGTTGTTGAGTTTGCAGTTGTTGTTCCTGTGTCAGCATCAACTGTTTGATAAATGTTCTGTAAACCACTTGCCGCTGGTGTAATAAATCCAAATGTTCCGTTGCCATTTGCCGCTAATACTTGTCCACTTGATCCATCTACAATACTTAAATCAGTCAACGAGCTAGGAATGGTTGGCTTGTTGTTTAAGTTATTATAGTTTGTAAAGTATGAACTATCAAATCCGTCAAGTGTTCCAGCATCAACTGCCGCTCCGCCTGATGATACGTCAACTCCAGGTGCCCACTTGCCTCCGTCCCATTTAAGAACGTTACCAGCTTGTGGTGCTTGTGATACAGTATCAACATCTGATAAACTGTTTAAGTTTCCTACGTATGCAACTGACTTTAAAGGATCTGTGTAATTTGTAATGGCTCCTGCACTTGCATCTAAAAGCATTTTGTGCCATGCACCTGCGTGTGCAACATATACTGAACCACCTTCATGAACATGTAGCATTGCACCGTGATATGTGCTTGTGCTAATTGCGTTCATTTGGTTTAATGTTGCGGCATGAAATGCTACTTTGTTAATTTTGTTATCATCGTTTGGAATATCAAGTTCCAAGTTTGAGTTGACGATGTCTTTAATATTTGTTCCGTCGCCTAAAGCGTTATACAGCTCGTCGACGTTAGCATTAACCTTAGTAGCACCTGCTCTAAGATTATCACCAGTACCGTCGTTTGCGGCTGTACCTAAGTTAATTGTTGATTTTGCCATTCCTTACACCTTATCAAATGTTATGTTTGTATTATCGAAATACGTAGTTGTTGCATCAAAAGTATTTACCCCAGATTCCTCTACACTGGATACATCTGCGACTATCGCAGGAGGAGTAAGCTGATGAATTGTTTTTGCATATGTTGCATGGAAGATTAACTTCGCACCAGCGTAAATATTTGACGTTGGACTAGCGTTAATTTTTACTATGCTTGCATCAACTGTGACAGATAAATTTACTAATTCTTGGTTAATACTTGAACGTCCGAATATATTTGCAACAGCTCTATCTGGTCTAGCAACTACTGATAATTGCATAATCTCTTTTTCGTTTGAATCAAATTCTACTGTAATTTGATACACTGCACTACTGTATTCACCTAAATGAAATGAGTCTACAACAGTATTATATTGCACCCCAATCCAGCTACCTCTATAGCTAAAACTCGATCTGTCTGGCAGATGAATGGTGTTATTTGCACCTTTACTGAAAAGATTTGTCAGAAGTTTATTCATTGTTCATGCTCCATATTGTATTTATCGTTTTACAAAGATATGTAACAGTACAATTTATGTTAAATCTACTAGGCTATGAGCAAATTGATTTAGATTATCAAATATTTCTGTTTGTTTTTTAAGGTCTTTGTTAGCAAATGTATTTAACTTCTTAGCTGTTTCAGCGCCATGCCCTGTACGTACTAATATAGGCTTTGCTTTGGCTTTTACAGCGGCTTTTAAGTCGCTAATTTTATCTCCTACATACACACCATTCTTCCAATCAACGCCAATTTCTGCCGCGGCACGCTTAAACATACCTGTATTAGGTTTAGCATATACGTCTTCTTTTAAGTTAGATGTGCTATAATACAATCCGTTGATACTCCTACAACCTACATTCCAAAGTAGTTCTAACATATAATTGTTAACAATGTCAACGTCTACAGGATCCATTATACCCTTTGTTATGCCTGCTTGATTAGTCAAAATAACTACATCATAACCTTTGTTACGTATCATCTTAACTGCTTCTAAACTGCCTTCAATAGGTGTAAACTGTTCAGGCTTTGTTACATATGTACCTATATCTACATTTATTGTTCCGTCTCTATCTAGTCCTACTACTGGGGTACTCATTTTAGGGTCTCCATCTATCGTCTGACCAGCCATGTATTTCAGAGTTAAACCAGTCTAATTCGTAAAGTTTTATTGATTCTTCAGCTGTTAGTATTTGCTTCCATTTGTCAACAAAGGTTAATGTTTCGTCATTTAATTTGCATATATGTTCTTGTACAAAGTCTGCCGCTTCATGTGTAAGTGGATGTACTTCAGGCTGATGCAAATGTAAAAGTTCTGGATTAGGATCAGGTATACTAGTTGGTCTTGTTTTAAAAAACTCGTCGTCAACTCCAAAGTCTAGTGCATTAAGTATTGGTGGACATGTAGTTTTAATATCATCTTTATACTTTTCTAATATAGCTCTTACATCTTCTAATTCTAAATACTTATTTTTAGTATTAAATTCTTTGCTAAGTTCGTCCCAACCTTCAGTAGGTTCTCTAAATCCTGTTGATATAACTTTACATCCTAAACTTTCTAATGCTTTATGTGTACTGCTTATTAATGCACAATCACGCATTGTAGCCCAGGCCATGTCAGCCCATTGCCACATAGACTCGTAACGCCAACTGTTAAGTACAAAAGGAATATCTTGTCCTACTGTTGCTTTACTAAAGTTACCTGGAGTGTGCCAGCCCTTGCCCATATGGAATCTATCTTCTCTAAAAAAACTAGACCACTGTAATAAAATAATATCATCTTTAGTAAACTTATGTTCAGTATGTGCTTCCCATAGCCGAGTTGAAATATATTGATTACCTGCACCACTACGTCCCCAGTTCTCTCCAACTGTAGCGCCTTCTTGTTTATAATGATGTATTAGGATGTCAGCCCATGTAGGATAAAAATATTGTGTTAAGCTACAGCCAAAGGCAAACGCTCTCATGTTAGTCTCCGCAACAATTGAAGCATTAATTTGTGCGGAATAGTTTTTGTTTTATCAAAATCTAATTTATGTTGTATTGATTGTTCAACATGATCCTTTGCACCTTGTGGAATTGTTTCGTATTGTTTTAAAATACTATCATTATCGAATAATCCTAGTCCATGCATTACTAATGCATAATTGTATTCGTTAAACAAAACTTTTTTAGTATGTGTAGTCATGTCGTCAGCAATTGGCATTCTATATTTCCACATACGTAAGTTTTTATCTAAACTATCTGGCAAAGGTGTTTCTGATACTGCTTTCCAAAAGGGTGTATCTCTTCTATCAGTAATATAATGTAGTGCAATAAAGTCTCTAATATTATCCATAATAGCAGTGACTTCAATATTGTATCTATTAATTGTTTCTTGATTACAATTTATAAGACGTTGTGCTAATAGAAATGTTTGATTTATACTACTACCAATACTGCTTGCTTCTAATGGTTCTACAAAACTTTGACTTAGTCCGATAGCACACACATTACCTATCCATGCTTTGTCCAGTGTACCTGGATCAAATTTAATATGTTTTGCTACTTCAACACCGTGTCCTAAATATTTTTCAACTTCAGTATGTGCTTGTTCAGCTGTAATAAAATCACTATCAAATATATAACCATTACCTGTGCGTCCTTGAACAGGTATACGAAACATCCAACCAGCGTCCATTGCTTTTGCAAGTGTCCAAATTGGTATTTCATCTCCTTCGGGTGTAGGAAATACAATAGCTTCTTTCATTTTAAGATACTTACTATAACTTTGCCACTCTGCACCAACTGCATTAATTAGTAAACGTCTAAATCCTGTGCAATCTATATAGAAGTCATAGTCATATACTTGCTTTTCGCCTTGTAAAGTTGATATTGTATTGCCTTCTAATACATTTACGTCTATAATTTCATCATCAATAACATCAATGCCTTTGTCTATTGCAAACTTAGTTAGAAAGTCATTTAATTTAGCAGTATTAAAATGATATTGTGCTACGCCAGTGTCATTAGGACGTTCGTCCATAAATTTATTAAATGGTGTTTCGTTATTCCACAGGTATTCACCTGTTAGTTCTCTAGCATCTACTTTTTCACCAATTAACTTAGCATATGCAATTGGTGCACTTAGTTGTTCAGCAACATATGGCTCATGAACACTTTGTAAGTATGGTTTTTCAGACCAGTCTTCAAACATAATACCAGATTTAAAACTAGCATCACATTCATTAATAAGTTCGCCTGTATGAATACCAACAAAATCCATAAAGGCAGACCAATGTTCTGTTGAACCTTCACCTACACCGATAGTTCCAATCTTGGTAGATCGAACTACATCAATTTTAAAGTTTGGAAAACTTGTTTTTAATATTAACGCTGACACAAAGCCTGCTGTGCCACCACCTACTACTGCTATTTTCATTTTGTTCCTAGTGGTCTAATGTATACCATCCGCTTATAATATACTTAACGCCTTTGTAGATAGGATTGCCTCGATGTGGATGCGTAAACGATGTAGGAAAGATAGCCAATCTACCAGGAGCTGGTTTAATTTTATGTCCTTGGTAAAGAAATTCTGTTTCGCCGCCTTCTTCGACACCATTTAAATATAATGTGTATGCTAACACCCGTGTGCTTGTTGGTACATCTGCATTTTCGCAATGCCAAGCGTGGTATCCTTGGTGCGGTTTTGTTTTTTGAACACTCATACCTTTTGCTGTATGTTGAAATAATAATCCTAAGCTCTCATATTTCTTTTTATACTTTTCTAAATACGTTTTGTTTAAGGTTTCAAAGAAAAATTTACATAAATCTTCGTCTGCATGGTAATGACTATTGTGGTTTGCCCAATCCATGTATATACGTTCGTCTTGATTTCTATCAATACCTTGCTGTTGTATTGCAGTCATCTGCATTGAAGACAATTCTTCAAATCTTTTGATTACTTGTTTACAAAAGTCAATTGGATATACGTTATCATATACTTCTACTCCATCAAAATTATCATCCATGCTATTCTCCTATATAAAAAACTGCTGATTCATTCTATAGTTATCACCTACAAACATGTCTGGCTTAACATATGCAGTATGTAATACTGCCTGATTGTATAATACCATCCTATTAAACTGCATTGGAATCATCCCAATCATTTCCCAATCATGCGAACTATCAGTAATATATTCTGTTACTGGAATTTTTCCTTCAACATCCATAGTAACATTAAAGTCATTGTTTACTACTTCATCGGTGTAAAAGTGTTTGCCGCCAAATTCATAAAAACTTGTGCCACCCGCAGACTCATTTTCATTGTTTAAATAAATTGTACTAGCAAGATTCATACCTGAACGATTGTCTTGATGCGGTGCAAGAGGTGGTAAATTATCAGTTTGCATGACATTAATCATAAATGTTGCATTCATAAAACTTCTATCCATATATCCTGGTTCGTATTGATACATTATCTCCGGAAAAAACTCCGATGCTAAGTGATGGAATGGTTGGGCTAAACTTGATAGCTCGTAAAATGCATTAATTCGTAGTGCAGGATTACCTCCTCTAATACGTCTATTAACAGATGCCGGAATATCTAAAGCAAGTTGTCTTACTAAATGTGGATTTTTATAAAAGTTATCAACTACTAATACATGTACACCTGCTTTTCCAAACTTGTGTAATCTTGTGTCGTAGTCTTCGTTGACAGCAAATGTTTCTTCTTCGTTAATTGTGTTTTTAATCATCTTGTTTCTCCGATAGTACAAAGTTAGCACTAATTGTTGACCGTACTTGGTCGCTAGTATTGTTAGATACGTAATGTTCTAGGTTACTAGGAAAAAATACAATATCACCTTCTTCTAACGGAGGGGTTACTCTGTTATTGTATCTAAATGGTTGTGTCGACAATGCAGGAAGGCCTGATTGATGGAAAAAGTCGTAGGCTTTGTTATAGAATACAAAGTTACCACTGTCTTTTGGTGTGTGCATCATATAAGCACAACTAATTTGTGCAACTCCTACATGGTTATGTACTTCTTGATACGATCCTGGCTTGTACTTGTTAAGCCAACACTCAATCCTATAGTCTAATGTTAAGTCTATACTAAAGTTTTCAAGATACTCATTCAATCCAGTAATTGCTGATCTAATAAATGTTTTAAATGGTAAGTTTGAAGCATCAGGGTTACCATATGTAGTATCTACAGGACTGTACCAAGAAGGTACTTTACTGAAATACTCTTCTTTATCAAGTATATCGGCAAAGTCTTGTTGTACTTGCTCATGCTCCGGTAGTTTTATCTTATATACTGGAATTGAATATAAGTTTACCAGCATTAGTTCTTCATTTCAATTAGTTTGCCGTACTCAGGTAGGTAACAATATTCCATCTCACTATTATAAAGTGTACGTACAGCATCATCTAGAGTTTCAACTAGTGGTTCACCACCTAAATTAAAACTAGTATTAAAAATAATTGGAACACTTGTTTGTTTATAGAACTCTTCGATAAGCTCATAGTAGTGTTTATTCTGTTCTTTGGTTACAGTTTGAATTCTACAAGTGCCATCAACATGAATAATGCTTGGGATCTTTTCTGCAATACCTTCTTGACAATCCATTGCATACATCATATGTGGTGTTTGTTCTAATCCACGCATGTCAAACCATTCATGTGCATGCTCTAACATAATTGTTCCAGCGAAGGGTCTAAAATACTCTCTACGCTTTACTTTGTTTACGTAATCCTTGCCGTCTTCGAACGTTGGGTCAAACAATATACTTCTGTTACCTAATGCACGTGGTCCGTTTTCACTTTTACCTTGAAACATAGTAACAATATTTTTGTTTCTAATTAATTCTACAACTAATTCTTTATTAGCGTCAGTAATTGTAGCACCATACTTGTTTGCAGTGTCTTCAATTTGCTCATTAGTATATGTATACTCAAAACCTTCGTAGATTGTTTCTGCGTAAGGACGTATAGTTTTATCTTTTGTAGTTTGATGATATACTAACATAGCCGCACCCATTGCTGTACCTGCATCATTACTAACAGGTTCAACGTATAACTTAATGCCTTCTTTGTTTAATTTATCGAGGTACCAGTAGTTTGCAACACAGTTAAGTGCATAGCCGCCACTTAGTACTACGTTTTTATTACCGGACATTTCAACTGCTTTAAAAATAAGGTTTAATACTTCTTGTTGTGATCCTTCTTGTACTGCATATGCTAAGTCTCTACGATTTTCTTGTGTAGTTAGGTCAGTATTACTATTAATCGTATCTTGTGATGTTTCTAAATACTCGTATTTTGCTTCATTTACTAATGCCGCATTTGGATATGTAGGAATAACAATGTTTCTATCACTTGTACGCCACTTACCACCATTGCCGTCAGTATAAATCGGAGGAATATTTAAATTTTTCTTACCATATGGAGCAAGCCCCATAGTTTTACCTGCTTCAATAGGTTGAAATCCACAATATTGTGTTACTGCTTCGTATGCCTTAACAATACCTGCACTATCATCTAGTACAAGTTCGTGAAATCCTTCTTCACCTTCACGGTCTGATGGAATATATGGAATACGTGTTCCCGGAAAAGGTCCGTTTCCTCCTTGGTGCTTATATAAAGTTTTAAAGTTATCAGGATATGCACAATTAAAGATACTTTCACATTCCCATGACATATATTCTTCGTTAAATACACCCATGTTAATGTTCATTGGTATAAATGTGCCTGCTCCATCAACAATAACACTTACTGCTGATTCAAATCCTGAACGATAAAATGCACATGCCGCATGTAATTTATGATGTATATGACTTAGGTCAATTACTTGCCTATGATTGTGTTGGCCATCTGCTGTGTAAGCATTATCGTTTCTATCAATTAATCCTAGTTTCCTTGCTAGTCCTGTATACATATCACCACCGCTAAAGTCAATTCTGCTCGACTCTGCTAATGGTTGTGTATGTGCTACTACAAGATAATCTAATTTATCTGTATAATCAAGGAATTTAATCATTGAGGCAAGTGGTCCGCCGTCATATTTTTTACGAGTTAGACGTTCTTCTTCGATTGAAAATACAATTTCACCATCTTTTAATAATACGGCGCCGCCGTTGTGTCCTCTTGTGATTGCTCCAATCCACTGTGTCATATTGTTTCCTTTTATGTTTCTTTATATACTATATGTATTTGCAATCCCAGTGATTGCTGACAAGAACTGAACCTTATCATTAGTTAATTTCTACATCGTATGTAAAGTCAACTACAAATACCTTTCTTTCTTCTAATGTAGGATATACTCCATGGTAAACTTTACCGTCCATAACTACTACATCGCCTGCTATACATTTTATCATATCACTTACTAGTTCACCTGTAACAGGATTCATAGTAATTGCTTTTAATTTACCATTTAATGGTGTTACTGTGCTTACTGATATTGTGTTTAAGAACATAACACATGTCATTGTGCGTTGTCCTCTATCTTCATGTGTGTGCAATCCTGAGAAAGTATTCTCAGGGTATGTTAGCCACCAACATTTCTTAAATTTTACGTTTTTAAATTGAAACTTTTCTATAGATTTTTTAATCCACTCTAAATATATTCCTTGTTGGTCTACATTATACGGATATGAAAAATCATCATCGTTATATTGTATAATTGCACCACCGTAATCTACATGCGACTTAGGCGGATTATCAAATAGTTCTAAAAATTTATTATAGTCTTGATACTTGTCTTTGCTAATCCAATAGTCGGGTATACGTCCATTAAAGCATAACCAGAAAAAGTCTTTATCACCTTGATATGCAGTATCTAAAGTTTCTATATCCATTATTTTACACTTTCTGATTTGTTTACATATGGAAATGGCGAACTAGGAATGTCTCTGCCTAAAAAATTACAAAGCACTTTCCAACCGTCACCGTCACAAATGTTCATTTCTAAATATGTATTTGGTTTATCATTAAAAAAATCTCGTATTTCGTTCTTTTTCTTAAAATAACGATCTACTTTACGCTTAAATGTGTTATGCTCTTGTTTAGTATCACGCTGAAATTTTCCTTGCGATCTTTCCATAGTTATTACACTTTTAATCCAATCTTCTGGAGCACGTATAGTAAGTATAAATTTGCTATTAGGATATTGATTATAAAGTTCTTTATAGTACTTCTCTCCGTTAAAGTCACTAAAACCTTGATATATATGATCAAGTGTATGAAAGTAATTTAACCCTTGCTCTTTGTTTATATTTGCAACGACTTCTAGCTCTTTGTTGTTGTTTTTATGCCATCCAGATCCGTCTACAGAAAAGTGTATACTAGGAATTCCTAAGATGTTTAATGCATTAGTTAACGATGTAGTTCCTGATCTATTAAACCCGATATTAAATACATATTGGTTCATATTACACTTTCATATTCAAAGTCTACAACAAATACATGTCTATCTTCTAGTGTAGGGTAAGATCCGTGCCATACTTTACCATCTAAGATTACCAACTTACCTTCAATAGGCTTATGTGTTAAGTAAGTAATTTCACTGTCTGTTGGCTGTAGCGTAGTTAAACATCCTGCTAAAGGATATTCTACACTTGGCTTTGGAGTGTCTAAAAATAACACACTAGTTAGTTGTTTTCCAGGTTGATGCGAATGTAATCCGCTATATGCACCTGGTGGATATTTTACACCCCATGCTTTTTTAAAATCTTTAACACGGATAGGCAAATTTTGTAACTGAAACTTAATAAACGCTAAGTACTCTTCTTTTGGATCTATATCTGTAGGGTAAGACATATCCTTTTTGTAATACAAAGTACCGTTACCATAGTCGACATGTCGTTCGCTAGAAGTATCAAATAAATTTAAAAACTTTTTATATCCCGGATAAAATAAATCATCTACAACCCATGTATCAAGTGTTTGTATTTTTTCTACAGTAGGATCCATTACAGTTGTGATACCACTTAAAAAACTATCAGGTGAAGTAAAGTTAGGATCGCTCATTTTACTGCCCAGTATGACCTAAGATTTTTGCTTGTTGTTTATTGCCGTGTGATGCACCATCTGCATGTACTACTCCATGGGTTGGACAAACTTCGCCTTGTTCTTGTTGCGGTTTGTAGTTTCCGGTATAACTTCTCGGTTTCCCCAAACGCTTGCGAGCACTTGTAATAATTTTTTTAAAACTTTCATCATCTAACTCCATAACTTCATCGTTAAATCGTTCAATTGAATCTTCCATTGTAAGTCTAATAGGACTAAACTTACGCTTACCTTCTCCTAAGTCAATAATATCAAAGTCAGGAGAATTAGGATAAGAAATATTAATAGGATATGTACTGCCAATAACACTTGTGCATGTTGTACCTAGTGCTTTTGCCATATGTTGTCCTAGACTATCACAACCGATAAAATGATCTGCAATTTGAATAACGCTTGACCAAACTCTTACATCTGGAATTTGTGGAACTGCTACAGGAACTTTAGTATTTTCTTCAACTACAACAGGGAATTCGCTCATTAAAATTACAGCATAATCATCACGTAAGTCTTTACAAATGCGTATAACATCATTTAAATGAAAACTTCTACTAGTACCATCAATTACAAAGTCGCCCATGTTTTCAGCTGTACGACCAAATGGTTGAAACACCACTACTTTGTCTTTGCCTGTAACTGCTTTAATTTCTTCAACAACTTTATACCCTTGTACAAGCTCATGTTTGTTCATATGTATAGTTGGGTCAGGTAAATCTCTTATACCTTTGTTATTAATTGCAATATCAAATGCTTGTGCTAAACTACACTTTTGATTATAATATTCCCAAATCCGATAAGGTTCTGGAGAGTAACAATCTCTGTCTTTAATGTAATCTTTAAATAGGTTTTTATGCCAATTATCATATGCTAATTCATGTAGTTGTGGATGTCCTTTATAAAAGTCCATTCCGCCTTCACAAACAATAATAAAGTCTTGATCTGTTTCGTAGAGTTTTTCAAACGCTGGAATACTTGCAACTGTTCTGCCTGCTCCACCGTTGATAAAATATGCTTTTTTGCGTTCCAATGTTTTCTCCTGTATAGTACAAATATTTATTGGTAGGATACTTTACATGACGCTGATCTGGTAGTCATAAAAAAAGGGCCTAATGGCCCTTAATTTATTAATTTATAATGCTAAATTTATTTTTTACCTGCAACCTTTTGAGCGGCAACTTCTACGTCAACGGCAAATGCACCTTCTCTATACGGATCTGCAGGATCTGCTGATGTGTCTGGATCACGCATATCTTTTGGTACAGTTGGAAACATCATAACTGCTTGCCACGGCTCATATCCAGCCGCTTGTGCCCAAGCTGGTAAATCTCTTAGTCTTTGTCTATAATCTTTCCAAGTCTGTTGGATAGCTTCAGGAGCGTCTGTCTGTCCAACTTTAGCGTCAGTATCGTGCAATGCCGAATCTCTAACATCTCTAAGATCTTGCCATGTTAGGTCCATTTTTGCACCTGTAGCTTCCCAATCATGGATCCCAATATTAAATGTTTCTGTTTCAAAATCATATGTGATATTTTGTTCGTCGTATACATCACGCGGTTCTAATTCATCTGTGTACTCTACATCCATATAACCGTCTGGAGCGTCCCAAAGAACTTTCCATTCTCTTTGACGTCTTAGTAATACACCTTCTTCTTTACCATCATCATTACCGATTTCGCAAAGTAAAGGGTTTTCTTTACAATCAACTGTTATTCTTGTTATGTCTTTGCCGGCTGGACGTTCTAAATCCATTTTTTCCCATAGACACCAACCAGATTCTTTTTGGTAGTTGTCTGTATCTGCAGGGTCATTGCCTATTTCAAACGTTAAAAACTCAGGGCCTTTATAAGTAAAGGTGCCGGTTCTTCCGTTTTCAAAACTATTTTTTCTCCACTCGTCCCAAATTGGGTAAGTAAATGTTTTTTCAATTTTTCTCATGTTATTCAGCTCCTAAAACTATTTATCATTTACATGAATGTTATTCGAACAACGCCTGAGCCACCTTGTCCAGATCCACCTGCACAGCACTTAGCCCAGTTATTACAATATGAACTAACGCCTGGCATTCCACCGCCTGCTGGCCACTCAATGTGACAACCGCAGTTACACCATGCTTCGTTAGTTACTGATACTGTCATTTTACCAATTAATGGAGGTTGTCCTGATCCTGAATACTGATACACACAGTGACAGTAACCATGTCCTGGTTCCCATCCTGTTGTTCCCATCATTCCAAAATCTGCTCCAAAAATTCCACATCTATTACAGTTTTCACAACCAAAGTGAGTGTGTCTTGGACCCCATGCGTCTCCATTACACATCCATCCACCACAGCCGCCTACTGTACAAAAATTACTTAGATTATGTCCGTTTACATAACTCTTACAACCCATACCTGCACCACAAGTATGTGCTTTACCACATGGCCAAGCACCACCAGCACATACACTGTACTGACATCCTGGAGATGTAGCAATAGTCTTAGACCCGTAATTGCCTCCTGCGCCGCCAATTGCAAATGAACAACAATTACAACATGTATGTCCTGGGCCTCCGCCGCCGCCTGACCAAATTTCAAATGTTACTGTACTTACACCATCTGGTACACACCAGTAACAGCATTTTCCGTTTGCTTGTTGACAACAACCTGATTGTCTAGCACACTGATGACATTGCATGCCACGTTCATTGTAAATCCATTGTACGCCCATGTTGTTACCATTACCGTGTGCGATATCAGCGGATGTAATTGTTCCGTTAACTATACTGTCATTTGCTACTTTTTTATAACTTGCGTATGTTGCCATTTCTTATCCTTACTATGCGAATGTTATTCTTACCATGCCTGAACCACCCATATTGCCACCTGCACAACATTTTGCCCAGTTACCACAATATGAACTCTGTCCTGTTTGTCCGCCACCTGCAGGCCAGTTAACATAACATGCACAGTTACACCACGCTTCTGCGTTTGCACCTGCACTGTGTTTACCTACAAAAGGTGCTGATCCTGACATTCCCCAGTCTGCTGATTTACATTGACATCCACCGTGTCCACCTGTTACACCGGTTGATCCCATAATTCCAAAGTCTGCTCCAAAAATTCCACAAATTAAACAGTTAGCACATGTTTGTGTATGGTTTGGTCCCCATGCACCACCGTTACACATCCAACCCGGACATCCACCTACTGTACAAAAATTACTTAGGTTGTGACCATTAACATAACTTTTACATCCCATACCTGCTACACAAGTATGTGATTTACTACAACGCCATGTTCCGCCTGCACAAATTGAATATGTACAACCTGGACACGTACTAATAGTTTTTACTGCATAGTTACCACCTGATCCACCTGCTGAGTGTGTACAGTTGTTACAGCAAGTAGCGCCTGCGCCACCGCCTCCACCTGACCAAATTTCGAATACTACTTTTGAAGTGTTAGCTGGAACTGTCCAGTAACAACACTTACCATTTGCTTGTTCACAACAGTCGCCAGCATCTGAACATGCATGACATTTAATGCCACGTTCATTATAAACCCACCAAACACAATATTTGTTACCAGCACCTGCACCTAGTTTAGCCGCCGTAATACTATTGTCTTGGAAGTTGTCTGCTGTTAATGTTTTATAACTTGCGTATGTTGCCATTATTTTCTTTCCTTATACAAACGTTATTTTTACTATGCCAGATCCACCTTGACCTGAACCACCTGCACAACATTTTGCCCAGTTACCACAGTAACTAGATGTTCCTGGAACGCCGCCACCTGCTGGCCAAACAATATGACATCCACAAGCACACCATGCTTCGTTAGTAGTTGTACCACCGTAAGTTCCAATACCTGCGGCCGCTCCTGTCCAACCTGTTTGTCCGTGACATCTACAAGTTGTTGTACCTGCTTTAATACCCATACCGCCCATCATTCCAAAGTCGTGTCCAAAAATTCCACAAATCAAACAGTTAGCACAGTTTGTTACAGCATGTCTTTGACCCCATGCATCTCCATTACACATCCAACCGCCACAAGCACCAGTAACACAAAAGTTACTTAGATTATGACCATTAACATAAGATTTACATCCCATGCCTGCTGAACATGTATGTGATTTACCACATGGCCAACTACCGCCAGCACAAACACTATATTGACATCCTGGATTAGTGTTGATTGTTTTAATTGCATAGTTTCCGCCTGCGCCACCAATTGCAAATGAACAACAATTACAACATGTATGTCCTGGGCCGCCACCTCCGCCGCCCCAGATTTCAAATGTTACTTTGTAAACATTGTCTGGTACACACCAGTAACAACATCTACCATTTGCC